TTTGTAAATGGTGATGGAGATGCTGTAGAACCTACCGAAGATTGCTGCTCACGTTACGGCTATTTTTGGGATGAAATCAATGGTGTGTGCTGGGCATTTAACAACGGTGGTCAGTTTAGAAATTCATTGGTTGGTAACACAGGCGCACAACGTATAAATCCATTTGTGCAGGCGTTGGGCAATATACCTAATTCAATAATCAATGGAACTAAACTTTCTATTGAAGGCGGTAATAGCAGTATGCTGATGGTTGGACAAGATTTGTCCTTAACTAAGAATGTAAGAAGAAGTAATTTACTAGGAAGCAATGCCACAACCAATCTACCAGGCTTTCACTTAGGTGGTGGATATCGTGCAGGCAATCCAACTAATACTGAAACAGGATGGTCACAATCAGGCATAGTACATTTTAGTCGAAAAGATGGTTTCATGGCTATTGGTGATAGCGTTGAACTTTATATCGAAGGTTTGGCAGGTGAGCATTTAGATATACCCGATAGCACCACCATGAGTTGCATGCTCAATTTTACTTTGCAAGACGAACCTCAAAATGATATCGATGTGGCTATCATGTCTTTTGGTTTAACTAAAGTAGGCGGTATTGCATACGCTACGCCTGTAACAGTGATCAGTAACGATACATTTGGAACTGGTTACACATATACAATCACTATCGATACTGCGACAAATACAGCCCAGCATCGTATAGTTCTGACCATTAATGGCGCACCATCTTTCCCGATTACACTAATTGCAACAGCATCTTTACACTACCAACAAAACAAACTTATATAATGGATTCAATTAAAAATTCAATGCGCTACATCCAGCTTGGAATCGCAGTAAACAAACAGCACAACTATTCACTTCGCAAGTGGCAGCGTGTGCTATGGTACGTTACGCTGTACGCATGGCGTGGTGCATTGATATTCGGACTTATCTATTTACTCTATAAACTTATCTACTAATGGCTGAACCTATTGTAAGGACATTTGAAATTGACACATCGAAAAGTGAGCAGAATCTAAGACAATTAGGTACTGCATTTGATGATGCAGATAATGCTGGTAAATCGCTGAAGGCACAGTTGCGTGAATTACAGCAGCAGTTAGCTAATACTGATCCACAAACGCAGAAATATCGTGACTTATCAAAGGCAGCAGGGGAATTAAAAGATAAGATTCAAGATGCAGCACAAGCAGTAGGTACACAGGCAGGTGGTGCATTTGAAAAGGTTAGTGGTTCACTAGGACTGGTTACATCACGTTTGCTATCCTTAGATTTTCAAGGTGCTGCAGAAGGTGCTAAGTTATTTGCTCAAAATGCAAATGATATCAAATTAAAAGATGTCGGTGAAGGAATCAAAGGTTTAACATCTACACTTGGCAGTTTAGGAAAAGCTTTATTAACTAATCCTATCTTCTTACTCGGTACTGTTATAGTAGGTATCATTTCCAATTTTGAAGCATTAAAGAATTCGGGTGGTGCTTTAGGTAGTTTCTTTACCGGGTTATCCGATACAGTTGGATTTTTAAAAGATAGTTTGTTAGCATTATCGGATGCTATCGGTTTGACAAATACCAAAGCAGCTGAAGAAGCAGAAAAAGCTGCGCAGAGAACTAAAGAAGCATTGACAGGTGTAAAAGAATTTGCAGACCAAATTAGTTCCGATGTAGAAAAACGCAGTGCAGATATTATTGCTAAATCAGGGGGCAATTTAAAGGTAGCACGTGAACAATTTAAAACATATGCAGATCAAGTAAAAGCTACGAATCAAGGTTTGATTGATCAAGCTAACTTAATTGTAGAACGTGGTGGCACATTAGATGAATACCAAAAAAATCGTTTAGATGCCGCAATAAAAGAAAATGCTGCACTTGATAAGGCATTGAAAGATATTAGCAAAACGATTCAAGAAGCAGATTCCAAAGCTGCCAGTGAGCAAGAAAGGCGTGAAAGTGAAAGATTGCGTAAGGCAGAAGAAGCTGGTCAGCGATTGCTGGAATTAAGAAGAAGAATTTACGAAGCTAGCGTAGCAGTTACTAAACTTATAGAAAAAGATACTGCAGGTGCTGGACCTGAAAGAACAGGTATTACTGATTTTGATGCCGAATTGGAAGCGCAAAGAAGCGCCCAAGAATTCAGTATTTCTTTGATGCAAGAGGGCATAGATAAGGAAATCGCAATGGCTGATGCTAAGTATGCTGCTATGCGTGATGCTGCAAAAGGCAATGCTGAACAGTTAGCAATCATTGCACAAATGAATGCAGATGAAGTTGCTGCCATTGAGAAGAATGCACAAATGCAAAAACTAGATTTTGCAAAGCAAACATTAGCAGGTATTGCTCAAATTACATCGGCATTTGGTAAGAATAATGAAAAGACTGCAAAACGTGCGTTCCAAATTCAAAAGGCAATCAGTATTGCACAGGCAACTATTAGCACATACGAATCAGCAAACGCTATCTTTGCAAGCACTGCAAAGAATCCTATTACAACTGCCTTTCCAGCTGCACCATTTGTAGCTGCTGGTGTTGCAGTTGCAGCAGGTTTGGCTAATGTAGCTACCATTGCAGCGCAACAATTTCAAGGCAGTACATCGGGCGGTAGTCCGGGTGGTGCTAATCCACCTTCATTTGGTGGTGGTGGTGGTACGGAATCACAGCCAGCAACATTCAATCCGTTTGCTGCGCAGTTTATCACGAACCGACCTGATCAAGTATTGCCACGTGCATACGTGCTTGCAGGCGATGTAGCAAGCCAACAAGAAGTGCGTGAAAACGTAGAAGATTTATCGAGAATTGGTTAAACTAAATTATATTTAAAACATGGAAAAGAGAAAAGTAGTTAAGTGTGTAATAGATGAAGAAGGTCGTTTGGGTATTACAGCGATGGGCTTGGTAGATATGCCTGCAATCGAAGAAAACTGGATTGCACTTTCTAAAGTGCAGTTAAGTGCAGTCAATGACGAACGCAGAATGCTTTATGGACCTGCATTAATCCCGGACAAAGAGATACTGCGCTATGATGACAAAGGCGAACCATACTATGTGTACTTTGAAAAGGCAACTGTGCAAGCTATCGCACATCAGTTCTTTAAAAAGAATCTGCAGCATACCACAAATCTGCAGCATGAAATACCTGTAACAGGTGTGACAGTTGTAGAATCGTGGTTGAAGGAAGGCAAGAATGATAAGAGCATAGAACTGGGCTTGCCTGATCTACCAGATGGCACATGGTTCATTGGAACAAAAGTAGATGAAGACCATGTATGGAATGATGTGAAAGAAGGCAAGGTGAAAGGCTACAGCATTGAAGGATTCTTTAATGAAGTAGGTGTAGCCATGAGTGGTGTAAGGAACTACGAAGCAGAATTGGTTTTAGAATTGGATCAACTACTTGCAGGTTTGGGCAAATGATATATATTTGCGCAGTCTTGGTTAAATAGTGTTATAAAAGATTTAGGTTTTGAAAAAGATAGGGGCAAACGAGCCCCTTCTTTTTTTTACTACAGCATGCAGGCACGTAAGTATTCTGCAATACTCATTTTATTTGCTTTTGCATTTTTCACTACAGCTTTGTACTGCTTTTCCGTTAGACGAACTGATACCTTTTTCGTCATTGATTCTACTTTCTCTTTCATAATAAGTGTATTTAATTATACTACGAAGATAAGACATGTGGCTACATGTAACAAAACGCTGTTTTTGCTACTATACCCAAATATCCAAACATGTCAAGTATTAAAGAACAAATCAAATCCGTATTCAGCAAGTACGGCATTGATCCTTCAACAGTGGGTATCAAGTTCGAAGAAGAAACTACAGCAGCAGAAGCTCCAGCAACGGAAGTGAAGTTTGCAGTAGAAGGCACTTTGGCTGATGGTACTAAAATCTACTCAACAGCTGATGAGTGGGTAGTTGGTGTAGACATCTACACTCAAGATGCTGAAGGCAATCCAGTGCCAGTGCCTGCAGGCGAATACCTGCTTGAAGATGGTGTTACCAAAGTCTATGTAGGCGAAGAAGGTACCATTACTGAAATCGAACGTGAAGAACAATCTACCGAAATGAGCAGCGAAGATTTAGTAGCTGTTATCGGTCAGTTGTCCGAGCGTATTGCTGCACTTGAAGTTGAAAAGACTGAATTAGCTGCAGCAGTAGAAACTGCTAAGAAGGATGCAGAAGCATTGAAGACTGAACTTGCTTCGGTTAAGAAAGCCCCTGCTGTACCTTCTGTTAAATCACAAGAATTTAAGAAAAACGCACAACCTGTTGTAGCATCGAATGGTTCATCATTCGCTGACTTCATGGCTGATCTGCGTGCTAAACAAGTAAATTAATTCACCTCATAATTTAAATTAATGACACTGTAACATTTGCTAACGGCACATGTGATTTCACGCCAACTGGCACAATCACTTTGACTGAGCGCATTTTGACTTTGGAAGAATTCCAAGTACAGCGTCAAATCTGTAAGAAGGATTTCTTCACAGACTGGTCTGCAGCTGATGTAATGTCAGGTCGTGTAAGCACTCAAATCCAAGATGCAATTATCGAGCGTTTGGTTAGTGGTATCGCTAACAACAACGAATCTGTAATGTGGAATGGTGTAAACGCTACAGCTGGTCAGTACGATGGATTCCTTACCTTGATCAAGGCAGGTGGTTCAGGTGCTGTATCTGCAGGTTCAGGTGCGCTTGATAGCACTAACATCATCGCTACCATTTGGGATGTAATTACAACTGCTCCAGCTGCTGTTAAAGGTGCTGCTGAAAAGCCAATCCTTTACTTGGGACAGGCTGCATGGGAAGCTTACATGCAAGCACAAATCGCTGACGGCAACGGTTGGTATGCAACTGCTGGTCCTGAAGTACAGAAGCGTTTTGTAGGTATGTACGAAATCGCAGTATGTCCGGGTATGCCTGCTAACAACATCGTGTTTGCACAGAAATCAAACTTGATGCTTGGAACATGGCAAGAAAACCAAATGTACGAAGTGTTCATTTTGGACATGCAGAATCTTGATGGCTCACAGAACGTTCGCTACGGTGCACGTTTCTATCTCGGTGCGCAGATTGCTGTTGCAGAAGACATCACCTACTGGGGTGCATAATAATTAACCAAAGGGGGGTGTAACAGCCCCCTTTTAAAACTATATAAAATATGGCTTGTGACTTAACTACAGGTTTTACACTTGGATGCCTTGAAGGTATCGGTGGTGTAAAGGAGATTTTGATTGCTAACTATGATGATTTTGAATCGGGCATCACTTACGATGTAGCAACTGGTAAGATAGATGGATTGCCAACTGCAACTATTTATCGCTATGTTCCTTTCCGTAATTCAGGTTCATACGTTGAAACTGTACAGAAGAATTTGGAAACAGGCACATTGTTTTTCTCACAGGAAGTTGGATGGACATTCGGAAAGCTTGCACAAGATATGCGTAATGAATTCTTGAATGTTGCCAAAGCTAAGATGGTTGTGTTCGTTCGTACCAATGACGATCAAATTTTGATGGTTGGTATTGGCGAAGGTGCGCAGCTTACTGCAGGCACTGTGCAATCAGGACAGCAGAAGGCAGATTTGATGGGATATCAAGTGACATTAATAGCTGAAGAACTTTCACCAGCTGTTCACCTTGAAAATTACACTTCTGTTCCTTTTGATAACTTCGCTGGAATAACTGTAAGCCCTGCTTACTAAGATTTGTTTTCCGTTGTGTATTCTTGTTGTATTGAAAAAAAGGGCAGGTTATCTTTGACTTGCCCTTTTAATTTAAAAGGACTATGATATATCTACAAACCGATACACCTGCACAAACCATCTACTTACAGCTAGATGAAACACGCCAGTATTATGCCACGCCATTCACGCACTACCTGTTGATTTTAACACACGAAGAAAATAGCACAACTGGAGATAAGCTTGCACAGGTAGCAACGATTGTGAATGAGAATGTGCGTATTACACAATTAACCGTTACAACTGCATCACTTACCTTAGCTGGCAGATATAGATACGATGTATACGGTCAAAATTCCGCTGTCAATGTTGATCCAACAAACGGAAGTGTAGTCGGTTTGTTAAAGCGTGGCTATGTTGTACTAACAGCAAACACGCAGTTCTTCGATGTGCCTTCTATCACAATACCAAATGATATAATCTATGAGCCATAACGAATCAAATATAGTTTCATTAAAGCTTAGTGAATACGTAGCTAAGAGCGATGCAGAAAAAGTAGATAGAAAAGGGTGGGTGAACTATGGAGATCAAAACGATTTTCCACAATATCTGCGTGATTTATCGCATGAATCACCTGTGCATGGTTCGTTGGTGGTAGCTATCGGTGATATGATAGCCGGGAAGGGAATTAAATCGGAGCAGTATCAAGAAGAACTGGAT